CCCGTCTCGACGCTGCGCACCCGCATCGTGCAGGCAGACAACGGTTCAGATGTCTGGCGCATTTACGTTGACTACCTGTTGGACACCGATAAAAAAACGACCCAGGCCATCGAGTTTGGCGTAAACCTGCTGGATTTCAGTTACCTCGAACAGATGGCGAGCGACATCGTGACGAGAGTGACAGCTTACGGCACCCAGACGACCACCAGCGGATGGTGGATCTTCAAGACGACCACCGTGAGCGCGATTTCGGAAACAGTGCGGGATGAGGCGGCAGAAGCAAAGTACGGCATCATTGAGAAGTGCATCCAGGTGGATGGTAATGTTACCAGCGCTGACCTGAAGAAAAAAGCGCAGGAAGAACTAGACAATTACCGCCAGAGCGTGGAGCCCGTGATGACCCTGACGGCCTACGACCGGAGAGACGGTGGCGAGGATGTACAGCGGCTGGGGTTCCTGAAGAAAACCAGGATCATCTCGAGCCCCCATGAGCTGGACCAGTGGCTGGTATGTGTGAAGCTGACCTTACCGCTGGATTCGCTGAACAACAAGGTGTTCAGCTTTGGCCTGACCCCGGAAAAGCTGACGAAACAGCAGCAGGTGGAGGCAGTCAAGGAAAAGATCCAGAGCGTGATGGACGCTATCATCAGCTTCCTGAACCAGTGGTTGGGACTGAATCAGAGCTGAAACTTCAAAATGGAGTGACCAGAAGGAGGTAAAACTGAACCAGATGGACTTTGACAAGATCATTACAGGCATCCGAAAGGCACTGTACGGACGAGAAGTCCGAGAGTACATCGCCAGTGCCATCGAGTGGGTGAAAAGCACCATCACGGATGCACTGGAGAAGATGAAGGAGCTGCTGAAACAGGCCGAAGCGGCACGGGATGCGGCAAAGGAGAGTGCAGACAAATCGGCTACAAGTGCCACGGAATCGGCCAATTCGGCGGCAGAATCCAAGGCGAGCGCGGAGAAAAGTGCCAATTCGGCAACAGCTTCGGCAAACAGTGCAACGAAATCGGCAGGATATGCAACAGCTTCCGCAAACAGTGCCAATGAATCAGCAGGGTATGCAAGTGATTCTGCGGCAAGTGCGGCAGCTTCCGAGGCGAGCGCCAAGAATTCTGCCAATGCAGCCATGAAGGCATTGCAGGAGGCGGCAAATTCGGGCGCATTCAAGGGAGATAAGGGGGACACCGGGCCGCAGGGGCCATCTGGTACCATCATCCGGGCCTACGATATCACCCTCGCTACCAACAGCTGGACATCCACGACCGATTCCGATGCGAGAAGCGCCGGGTGGACGTACCAATCCAGTGCAACCGTGAGCGGCTGTACCGATGCCTTGGAGCCGAGTGCGACGATCAAGCCCGAAAGTGCTTCTGCGGCAACATCGGCAGGGTTTGGCAGCATGTGCCGAAGTGGCGCAGGATATACTCGCTTCTATTCAAAAGCAGTACCTTCAAGCGCAATTAACTTGAGGTTGCTTTTGATGGAACGCATGCCAACTTAAGGGGGAATTCAAAATGGCAGTAGGTCCTGTTGGACTTTCCAGCAAAAGCTGGGTTCCTCCTGTCGGCTTTATCATGTCTACGGGCAGTCCAACCAGCCCAGCTGCCCAGTATGCTAATACCAGTTGGACCCAGATCAAAAACTATTTTATCATTGGAGCAGGCGGAAACTATTCACTTGGGAGCACTGGTGGTTCGACATCACATACATTGACTATTGCTGAAATGCCAGCACACAGTCACAGCGGCAGTATCACGGCGGTCGGGGATCATACGCATACGTTGACCGCTTATACG